CTGTATTCTGGAATTTTAGGGGCACGTGTTTTAAGTTTATGTAACGTAAATTTTTTCATGTATGTTAATTATTCTTAAGACGTTTTTCTATTTCTTTTTTGGCTTCTCTAGCAGATTCTATAATTTGACGTCTTATGCTTTTTTTGTTTTCCTTTAAAGCGTGAATGCTCATTCTTTCCAAATCCTCAACAACATTTTCTAGTTCTTCTAGAGTGAGATCTGCATAAGTTCTGTAACGGTCTTGTTCTAACATGCCGTTATTATTTAAAGTGATTTGTTTTAGAATTAACCAATAACAAAACTGTGAGGTGAGCCACCTTCTGCAAAATTGCCAATTTCAGTGTCTAGTCTTTCCATTTCAGCAAGTCCTTGCTGTTTAAGTTCAGCACCATTAAGTGTTGTGCCTCCTTGGGGACCTGCAATGGTGTTGAATTTACCTCTTGCTTCTCCTAGCATTGTTTTGGAAACTGCAAGTGTATAATCTCTGATCCATGGTTTTGCATATATGTCTTTAAAAAGTGTTATGTCAGGTCTAAAATTATCAGTATGCATTAATACTGTTTCTGAATCTGCTCTTGGTCTTTGTGTGATTGTTAATTTTTTTGTGGCTACATCATAATGAAATTGTATGAATGAACCAAACAATTTACCTACCAATTCTTGATAAGAAGCAAAAGCATAGTAAGTGGCTAGACCACCTGTAGCACCTGCTCTCAATAGGTATGTGTTTGTGTATGCTAAATTGAATGGTTCAAACAATGTACCACCTTCGCCACCTTCAGTCCTTGAACCTACAGTTCTTCTATGTAATCTTCTGACATTTATAACTTCATCTGGTAAAATATATGTGTTTTGATCTTCTTTCAACTGTAAAAAAGCATATGACTCTTCCACAGCATTTGAACTACGCTGTCTGTATCTATCTATGGCTCTAGTTAGCGCCGTTTGATAGTGTTTAGGGTCTAATTCAACGTCAATCATACCCTCACCTAGATTATTTTTTACATAATCAAATATTTCTTGTTGACCTGTTTGAAGTTCTGACATACACATATTTATAGGTTTGACGTATGCAATAAATATGTATGATATGCCAAGATTATCCATTTTTAAGCCTGAGAAAGGCGCCGACTATAAATTCTTTGATCGCAACATCAAAGAGATGTTTACTGTGGGTGGAACAGATTTACACTTTCACAAATACATAGGGCCTTACGATCAAGGAGACACAAACAAAGACGGAGAAGCTTCTCCAACACAACCACAGTATTCTGGTGACAGTCTAAATGAAAGAACCATACAAGATTTACTATTTTTGGAAAATAGAGATAGAAAATATGACGCTGATGTATACACAATTCGTGGAATATACAATGTTCAAGATATAGATTTCAACCTTTCACAATTTGGAATGTTTTTACAAAATGATACATTATTTGTGACTGTGCATCTAAATGACAGTGTTGAAAGATTAGGAAGAAAACCAATGAGTGGTGATGTAATTGAGTTTCCACATATGAAAGATGATTTCAGTTTAGACGAATCCATACCAATTGCATTGAAAAGATATTATGTAGTAGAAGATGTAAACAGAGCCGCCGAAGGATTTTCACAAACATATTGGCCACATTTATTGAGATTGAAATTAAAATCATTAGTAGATTCTCAAGAATACAGAGACATTTTAGGAGACGCCACAACTACTGGATCTTTGGCAAGTTATATGTCCACTTTCAATAGAGAAAAAACAATTAGTGATCAAGTATTAGCACAAGCAGAAGCAGATTCACCTAAAGCAGGATTTAATTACAAGCAATACTATGTTGCTCCTATTGATGAAAGAGGCAACATTAGAACAGATAATGTAAACTCCACAGATAGAATTTCTAGTGATAAAAATATAAATGCAACAATAGATACACCAGCGGCTAGCCATTATGGATTTTATTTAGACGGCGACGGCGTAGCACCAAACGGAAATCCTGCAGGATTTGGAATATCGTTTCCAAATGCAAACGTTGAAAAGGGAGATTATTTCTTGAGAACAGATTACTTGCCAAATAGACTGTTTAGATATGACGGTAACCGATGGGTTAAGGTCGAAGATTCTGTAAGGATAACTACAACAAACACTGATACAAGATCAACACAAAAAACTGGCTTTGTGAATTCATCAGGAACAACAACTATTAACGGTTTGACAGTTGATCAAAGACAGTCATTAGAGAATGCACTTAAACCAAAGGCTGACAATTAATGTTACATTTTTATTCAGGACAGGTTAGAAGATTTTTAACGCAGTTTATGCGAATACTGAACAATTTCAGTGTTGAGACTGGGAGAGGTAAGGACGATGAAATAGCATTACGTCCTGTGCCTGTTGTGTACGGAGATGCGACAAGACAAGTTTCTAACATAATTAGAAACAATTCAGAAAATGCCTTAAATTATGCACCAAAAATTGCTTGTTATATAAGAGAATTAAATTACGATAGAGAAAGAATGCAAAATCCTTATCACGTTGAAAAACAACATCTTAGAGAAAGAGATGTTTTAGAGGACGGCACTTATAGTAATAAACTAGGTGCTGGATATACTGTGGAAAAAGTAATGCCTTCGCCTTTTAGATTAGAAGTCACAGCAGACATTTACAGTTCAAACACAGATCAAAAATTACAAATTATGGAACAAATATTATATTTGTTCAATCCTGATTTTGAAATACAAAAATCAGACAACTACATTGACTGGACTAGTCTAAGTTATGTTGAACTTACCGGGATCACATTTAGTTCGAGAACTATTCCTGTTGGTGCTGACACAGAAATTGATGTGGCCACAATGACATTCAGTATGCCAATATGGTTGTCGCCTCCTGTAAAAGTTAAAAAACTTGGAGTGGTACAAAAAATTATAATGAGCATTTACGATGACGATGGCGGCATCAACAAAGGATTAATAAGTGGTCCGTTGATATCACAAAGTTTTATTACACCAAACAATTTTGGATTATTAGTGACAGGAAATCAATTGAGATTGCTAGGCACAACTGGAGTAAATGTCTCATCAGGTGGTGACGGATTTGCCACTGGGGCAACTGAACCTTCGTTGGCTGACCCTTTTGAAACATTTGGCCCTCCCGTGAATTGGAAAGTGCTTTTGGACCAATACGGAAAAGTGAGAAACGGGACAAGTCAGATTAGATTACAACAACCAACCGGCAATGAAATAGTTGGTACTATTGCTACTAGTAGTTTAGATGATACAATTTTATTATATACTATTGACGATGACACTATTCCAGCAAACACATTAACAGCAGTTAAAAAAATTGTAAATCCAACAACGTTTGCACCAGGCACACCTGCTGATGGAGACAGATATTTGATAATTGACGAAATAGGTGATTCTACTGCAACGGTGCAAAGTTCAACGTGGGGTACATTGATTGCAAGTGTTGGAGACATAATTCAATACAATTCGTCTGAAAGCAGATGGCAGAAAGTGTTTGATGCTAGTAATCCTGACTCAACATTACATTATGTTACCAATTCAAATACAGGAATACAATATAGATTCACTGGCACAGAATGGGTGAAGTCTTATGAGGGCATATACAAACAAGGTAATTGGACTATTGTATTAGACGGTGGATTTACCGCAAACGACGATGCTTCAGGTCAAGACGCTACTACTCCATAAAAATACACGCTAAATTATAGTAATGATGAAACTACCTATGGCAGAATTCTATATTACCAATAGATGTAATTTAGATTGTGCATACTGCAATAGGCTTAATAATTACAATTTTAAAGGTCATTACGAATTAGATGCTTATCGAGAGTTATATACACAATGGAGTAAGATCATACAATTCCAAAAGTTATCTATATTAGGCGGAGAACCATTATTACATAAAGATCTTTTTAATTGGATATTATTTCTTAATAAAACTTGGCCAAAATCAGAAATTGAAATAGTCACAAATGGCACTATACTGAATAAAGTTAAGGGTCTATATAATTGTATTACTAGTTTAGACATAACTGTTTTACTTGATATTAATGTCCATAACTTTTCACAATTAGATAAAATTAATAACAATGTTCAAGAATTTCTGTTTAACGATTTTGACCGTAACCCAACAGATAATCATACCTATGATAATTTGTACACACATAAAAACTTAAAAGTAACTGTAAGAAAAGCAACGGCCCAACACGCGGCGGTTATTAAAAAAACTGATAATGGACTATCTGTTCACAATAGTGATGTAAACAAAGCACATGATGTATGTACAATGAAATATTGTCACCATTTTGTAGATGGCAAATTATATAAATGTGGAATACCTGTGGTAGTAAAAGAGTTTGCAAAACAACACAAAGTTAATTTTACAAAAGATCAAATAGAGATTTTGAAAACAAATGTTGGATTAAGTGTTGATGATGTAAAAAGTATGGATCAAAATAAGTTGAACGATACGTTAAGACAACCAATAGCTTTTTGTAATTTTTGTCCAGAAGAAATTACTTATAATGAGATTGAAGCAAAATCTGGTTACACAAAAATAGGCATAAAAACAATATGAAAGAAAATATAATTTGTTCTGGTGCATTATTCTATGCTACAAGTACTAAACGTTTTCTATTTTTGCAGAGAACAGATGAAAAAACTCAAGGCACTTGGGGCTTGGTAGGTGGATTAGCAAGAAACACTGAATCAGCTTTTGAGGGTCTCAAAAGAGAAATTAACGAAGAAGTTGGAGACACACCCACTTACAAAAAACTTATACCATTAGAACTGTTTACCAGTAATGATCAAAAGTTTTTCTTTCATACATATCTTATTGCAGTTGACAATGAATTTATTCCAAAACTCAACAGCGAGCATTCAGGATATTGTTGGTGTGCTTTTGAATGTTGGCCAAAAAATCTACACGGTGGTTTGAGAAATACTTTGAACAATAAAAGTATAAAAGGTAAATTACAGACTATACTAGATTTAATTGTCTAAAAAAAAAGGCGACCCTAAAGCCGCCTTTTGTTCTACTAAAAAGTATTAATATTTATTAGTTGTTTGTTCTCACTGCACAGTTTACCAATTTGATTCCTGTGTCGCTTGAATTTTCCAATGCTCTACCAATAACATTAAATGGTGAAATTGATTCACCTATTGCTACTGCTCTCGCACAACCTTTTATTGATGAAGTAACTAATCTTTGACCCTTAGTTACTGCACCTGCTACTCTTACAGGAGTTCTTCCTGTCATTGCAACAAATGGATGTGAATCGTTGTTACCTGCACCGGCATTCATAGCATAAGCTGGTTGAGTAGATATTACGCCAAAAACATTTTCAGACATTTCTGAAGTTGTTTCTGTAATTTCTGCCTCACCACCTACTTCTACTACTGCACCTTCTGCCATAGGAGCGTCTGCTTCAAAACGCTCCGCAACGTCCGCGTATTGAGCTGAAGTTGACGTAGCGTGTACTACATTAGCTCGCACGTCTACAAGAGAAAAGTCTGTTTGTGGACTGTTTCCTGTACTTTGCGATCTAAGTGCTGTGAAAGCACCACCTGCGTTTCCGTGAATAGTTGTACCGTCATCTGCAAAAGTTTCGTCCCATACCCAGAAAAGATCTTGTTCAGTGGCAGTTGAAGCATCACCTCTGTTGACCTTCAAGCCTGAGAAACTTGGCATTCCTGAATTAGCAGATACGTTTCTGTTTACTTCAATTACATTGTCTTCAACTGATATTGAGGTTGTGTTGATAATGGTTTCTGTTCCGTCTACTGTCAAGTTACCAGCAACTCTCATATCGTTTGTAACAATTGTTTCACCTGTTGCTGTGATTGTACATGTTCCAGAAGAAGCTATTGTTAGGTTTGTTCCGTTACCTTCAATTTTTTCTCCATCATCTCCAAATGTAAGTCCTATGTTTGCAGGTAAGTTTACATCTCCTGTTGCACAAGTTAAATTGATATCCTCACCTGAATTGATAGTTAAGGCTGTACCGTTAGAAGTAATTTTTTCGTTGTCATCTACAAAACGTAGTGGTATACCACTAGGTACTACAATTGCTGTGCCTGCTGTTAGGTTTAATAATGCACTTGAATTGATAGTTAAGTCTGTACCGTCTCCTTCAATCTTCTCACCGTCATTACCAAATGTTAAACCAATGTCTGCACCAATGTTAATGTCTCCAGCTGATCCAACAGTGATAGTCAAGTCAGTACCGTCTGATTCTATTTTTTCTGTGCCTGCAAAAGTTAATCCAATGTTTACTGGTATGTTGACATCTGCACCTGCATTTAGGTCAATGTCACCTGTTCCTTTTGCTGTAAAGGCCATTCCAATGTTGGTGTCGTCACCTGTAGCCGCAAGTATTGGTGAATTGCCTGTGTCTTTGTTTGTGATTTTGAATTCATTTACAGCTGATGACGTTTGTCCAAATACTAGTAATTGATTTCCGTTTGCATCAGCAAGAAATCCTGTATCTGCAAATTTTGGTGCTGTTAATGTTTTGTTTGTTAACGTTAATGTCTCTGCCGCTTGGTCATCAACGTATTTTTTATTTGCGAACTGACCGTCAGCACTTGGTGCCGAGGTTGTTCCGCCTGTTATGGTATTAGCTGAAGCTGATATTACAATATCACCAACTTCTAAACCGTTGTTAACTCTAAAGTTACGTGTTGTCATGGTTCCATATCTCCCGCATGATTGTTATTATTATGTTATTTATCCAGCTAGTGTTGAAATTCTATAGCCTGACACAGTTGTACTACCACCTGACGTACTTGAAGCAAAAAGCTCTAAACTGTTTTCACTAGAAGTATCAAAAGCCGCTGTAAATTCAAGTTGGGTTGTACCTTTACTTGACACAAAAGGTCCATTTGCAATCGCTGGCACTCCAGGTGTAGCGGCTGTGTATACCTCTTGAATACTGTATGCACCCTCTGTTCCGTTAGCACCAACTATAAAATATACAGCACCATTTGCATCATCAAGATCCATCAAATCAATAGCAGTTGCCGTAGAACTTATAGTAACAGCGGCAAATGCTTTTTGGTTGGCATTACTTTCTGCTGTCATGTTATCTTTCAATAATATTTTGTGGATTGTTAAATTTAAATTTGTTTCAAGTCCCGCGGCACTGACTACAACATTGTCACCTGATATTGCCGCTGTCAGCGTTATCAATGGATCTCCGCCAGAACTGTTGTTTCCATATGAGGTTATGTATGCATCAGATCCGTCGTGTACAACTAATGCTTCAACTACGTCTACTTCAGTCTTACTATCATTGTCTACACTGATAAAGTATTTTGCACCTCTAAATGTTGCATGTGCAAAAGTATCAATAGCTTCTGAAGCAGAGTCAACATCTGTATTGCTGGTTGTGACAGTGTTACCACGTGTGGCATCTGCTGTGCTTGATGACATTGCAACTTTGTAAAAACTTGCTTTACAATCAGCTGATGTTCCTGCGGCTCTTAATCTGAATTGTCCATTAGTGACATCTGTAGATAATGTTGGCACAGTGCCTCCGCCTGCTGACTCTAGCCCTCTTCTGTTTCCTACAAATGATGCAGTATCGTTATTTGTTATTGCTAACATTTCTGAACTTATGACCTCATTCACAAGGTCATTGTGTACCAAGAAGTAGAAAGCACTATCAATAAAAGTTGCATTAATACTGTCTATTGTTCTTGCTGATGTGCCTAGTGATTTGTTATTTCGTACAGTTGCCAATGTGTCATCTGATACTGTGGTTGCAAC